CCATTGTAATAGAACCACTATAATCAACTTGGTTTCTTGAAAAAATAGAATCTTCTTTCCATGGAGAACCTAGTGCTCTTGAAACTGTTTCATCCATACTAAAACTACCTAATGAAGCATCTGCTAATATTTGATATACAACATTATCAGTTCTTACCTCACCTGGCTTAATAGGATTAAGTATATTATACTCATCAATGTTATCTCTTAATGTGTATTTCCATAATATTTGCTCATCACTATCAAACATTGTTTCATAATGAGATTCAAATGCAGCAATAGCTGCAGCTTCAGCATTTTCATATGCTCTCATTTGACTTGCTGTCATTTGAGTAGACCAAAATTTATTTATTTGATCTGCTATAGGCATCCCCATTTGTGTCTCAGAATTGATCCTTTCAAGTATTTGTTCCCTTACAGCAGGATCATTTTGTGCTTGTTTGTATGTTTCATAATTAACAAAATAAGACCCTAAATCATTGAATGACTCAAAAAATCCTGCATTTTTAAATGAATTAAAAAAAGCTTCTGCTCCCTTTTGTGTAGCTTCTGCTTTAATTAAATAATTTTCAGGTAAATTAGCTAATTCATTATCAGTAACAGGTGTACCCCATGCTTGAAACAATAAATCTAAATCATTTTGAAATGAATTTTTCCATTGTTTAAACTCATCATACTTTTCATCATCAGAATCAATAGGCAATAATCTATCAAAATCAAAATTATATTTAATATTTTCATTCAATAAATTTGCACTAAAGTCTAATTTCCAATCATCAGTAAACTCATCTAAACTTACAGATGGTATCCTAGCCTCTAATATAAATGGTGCTGCTGCTCCTGTTGCTGTTTTAAAAACATCACTTGTAACTCCTGGCCCTCCACCATTTAACATCATTTGATGTGCTTCTACAGCAGATAGTACATCTCCTTTAGTAACTTTACCCATGTGATAATCAGCTACTATATTATCTAATAATATCTGACTTCTTTCTTGTGGTAAAACTACTTGATTTCCATATGATCCAAATACATCATTTAAGTTAGGATCTAGTATACTTTGTATTTGTTGTTGTGTATTACCATTGCCATAACCTGCAAGAAAATCTTGATACCTACCATTTAATTCACCATATTGTTCACTACTAATTATATTTTCTTTATAAGCTTTATTGAAATTTCTAGCATAATCTTTTTGTAAATCCCTTTCTTGTTTATCATAATTTATACCAGAATCTATTCCAAATTGTGCCAATGTAACATCTAATAATTCAGATGCAGAAGGTATATCTGGCCCTAAATCAAAATCTTTAGTATTAGATAAAAAATTAACTACTCCCTCAACTAAATCTTGTGCAGAACTTGCTATATTAGCAATACCCATGGCAGTATTCAATGAACTACCTACTGTATCAGCTACAGCCTTAAGTATTGTAGGTTTGTCTATTTTACCATTTGGGTTATTAAATGCTAATGCTGCAGTTGCTTTACTTATATTATCCCAAATTGTATCTTTCTTAACTAATACCTCATTAGCATCATTAGCTAAGTATGGGTTTATAGGTTTAGTTATAGTAAGTTCATAATCTAAACTAGTTGTGTAATCTAAGTTATTATGTAGCCTATCTTTTTCTACCTCATTTAATCTACTATCTAATAATGGATTATCATAGTAAGTAGATCCAGTTGCTGGATCCTTGTATGTTCTATATCCTGCAGGCTCTGTAAAATTAGCTGGTACATTTGATGATGGTGTAGAAAACCTTTTATCATTTGGGTCAATAGGTAACTGGCTTTGATTCTTAAATGGGCTATATTCAAAATTGGTATCTATTTCATACTCAAAAGGTTCACTACTAGAATCTCTAATATCTTTTTGGAAACCATATTCACCATTATCTTTTTTATATGATACCTGCCCTAAATCTATTTGTTCATTATCTATTAAGTGAGCTAGTGCATTGGCTGCTTCCATTGAGTTTACACCAAAAGTTTCACCCTTTTCCTGTATTGCATACCTAATAAAGTTGTTAATAGAATCAGCACCCTTTGCAGCACTATAATCAAATTGCATTAAATACTTTTCAAAGACTTCAATGCCTTGTGCTACATCAGAACCAACAAACTTTGGTCTATCTTCCCTTAGTGGAAACTGTTCTATCTTATTACCAAACTTATCTGTGCCACCTAATGGTAGTAATGAGTCAGGTGGGTAGAAATAACCATTTACAAATACCCCTGCTAATTCCCTTTGTTTAGTTTCAGGATTGTATTTCCGGAAAATCTTATCACTGTATGCACCATTGCTATTATAGTTATATATCTTATCTAATGTAAAAGATGTTGGCTCTTGATTAGTAAATTGATCCTGTGAATAATCAGATTGTACAACTGATTCTTGTGCCTCAAAATTAAGTATCTCAAGATCTGTCCAACCTGCTGTTACAACAAAATCTGGCAACTCATAGAAAGCTAAGTTTTCACCACCTTCATCATAGGGATCATACATCCCTGTCTCATAGTTATATCCTGTCATTATGCACTAATTACTTCAAAGTTAATGATGTCAGCTGCAGTGGGTGTATCAACTGCAATCTTAAATACTGTTGTAGATAGATCACCATCAAATACAGGCACTGCTGCCTTGGCAGAAGCAGACCCTATGGTATTACTTCCCCTTGTTACATTAACTATGTAATTAGTATCTGCTAATGCAGAACTTAATGTTACTGTATATGCCCTAATATCCCCTGAGTCATCAGAAGATGTATAAGCTACACTAGTAACTCCAAATAAACCAGCAGTAGTTGCTGCATATGTACCTGCATCAATGGTAAATTTACCTAAAGCCTTTGGTGTGTTAGGTGCTACAACAGATGTTGTACCTGTTACAGTAGTACCTGTTATAGTGCTATCAGATGTTATAGTTCCTACATCTGTAATGTTACCACTACCATCTACATCAAAATTACCACCACCTGTAGATATAGTACCACTTACTATTGCATTACCTGTTACCTCTAATGCCTCTGTAGGTGCTGCCTTATTAATACCTACTCTATTATTAGATGTATCTACTTTTAATACATCTGTATCTACTGCAACATCTCCTGTTATAGTAGCTGTACCAGATGCTACTAAATTAACCCCTGTTATATTACCTGTGGCTGTAAGGTTACCAGATGAATCCCATGCTGGCCCACCTGTTGATAACTTAGTAGGTGATATACCAGCATTAGCTACAGTAATAGTGTTGCTACTAATTTCTACTGTTACACCATCTGCTGCTCCTGTTGCTAGTGTAGCATTGTCTACAAGATTTTGTAAATCTGCAGCTGTAACTTGTTGCCCAGTTGAAAAATTAACTCCTCTGTTTAAATAAGTACCCATTATTCTATTGTATCAGTTGATTTTAATGTGTTTCTAGCAGACATTTTTATTGTTTTTATTATTGGTCTACCTACAAAATTGTCAAATTTTAACTTAGCTGAGTATCCTCTAGGGTTACCAAGTCTACCCCTTATATAAAGATCCTCACCTTCTGGTACATTTAGCTTGTAAAAGTTAGGGAAAAAACTACCTAAATCTACAGTATTATCTATATCTCTTACTATTAGTTTCAAGTCAAAATTAATGCTTTCTATACTACCATTTTCTATTTGTGTCTCAAATGTATTATATTTTTTAATATCAGTAGTTCCAAAGTTATAATCCCTAGTTTCAAATATTCCTTTTGAAAACAATGTTTCAATATTATTTAATGATGTGTTTACTTGATCTAAATTTATACTTGATCCAAAATATTGTATAGCACCATATTTAGTTACAATATATAATTGTTTAAATTCACCTGAACCTGCAACAATCATGTTGTCTATCTCAAAATCAGGACTATCTACAAATATTTCTGTTTCCCATTGTTGATTTAAAATATTGAATACTAGTATTCTATTTATTGTATTTGCAATAGTTGACCCACCACTATAGGTACTTTGTTGTGTAACACTATCAGATGATGGTACTGCTATAAAATATCTATTATCAAAATATACAGCAAAACTATTTTGCCATATATCTTTATTTATCTTATCTATACTATCTGTTATAGGTTGACTAATAGGTACATCTCTTCCTCTAAGGTTATATAAGTCTTGGAAGTCCAATGCATATACACCATTGTCAGATAAAAATACTATTTGATTACCAACTTGCACTACTGAATCTCTAGCTACACAACCAATTTCTGTTGATACAACTGAGGTAGTAGCATCTTTTAATTCACCAGGTACATTTATAACATGTACACTATCTCTCATTAGTGCAACTAACTGTTGATCACTGTAGGGATGTAAGCCAACAAGGTAATCATCTGAACCTATCTCTAATCTAAAGTTACCATCAAACTGGTCATATGTATCTGTATCACCTGTTTTAGATAATATAACCTCATCATGTATATTTAAAAATGTAGGTACTCCGGAAGACACATCCCACTTAAATGGCATAGCTAATCTTCTTTGAAAGTTTACTGCATATGGTGGTGATGGCATTCTTGTATAACCTATGCCACTACTTTGTACCTGCATAAGAGCTACAGTATGAGATGTAGAATCATCTACAGTTGCAAAAAATGTAAATGTATCAACATCAGGTACAGTAGCTATAGTGTATGCTGTTTCATTAACTAAAGTACCTGAACCTTTATCAATACATATTACTATATCACCTACCTTCAATCCATGTGCTGTTTCAGAAATAGTTGCCACACCATTTGTAACTACTGTATTATTATTTGAGTCATATAATACTAGTGATGGATATGCACCAATAGGCACTTGTGTAAACCCAGACTTTGCTGTACCATCTCCTGTACCTACACCTGTTGCTGTAAAAACTGTACCAACATTATTGTTTGCTGCACCTATTGTTGTAAAATCTGTAGTGCCTGCTGTTACAATAGTGTATGTTTTTCCTACTACAAAACTTCCTGCAGTAATTGCAGTCAATATACCATCCCATTCTATAGATCTTACACCATCTTGAAATATAAATACTTTATCAAATGATTGTAGTGCTGTACCTTTTTTACTTACTGAATATGATGGTGGATAACTTACATCATCACTACTACCATCTCTAACATTTACAATTACAGCTTTTACATTAGTAGCCAACACAATTAAGTCTGTGTTAGTTTCATCAGAAAAATTTACTACTTCCTGTATATTTGTCTTAGGATCAGAGAATGAACAACTAGCATATATAAAATTAACAGCAGTATCATCTAAGGTAAATGGTAATACAGCACTAGAAGTGTTTAATAAAATTGCTGAACCACTAGTAGCTAATGGTGTAGACTTAATAGAAAGACCCTTTCTTATTGACCATTGACCTTGTTTGTCAATCTGTCCATTAACACTAGTTTGCAACAAACCAGCTTCTAATAAATCTGGTCTATTTCTGTTATTATAGCCAAAAAAACCTAAGTCCTGTTGTTCTACAGGCTGATCATCTAATTCTCCATACTGTTGATACCTTGGCATACATTATGGTTTTCTAAATAATCCATTTACTGGAGTAATTCTTCTCCTAGGTGTAGGTTTTGTAATTGTATTAATAAATTGATTAGGTGTAAATTTATTTTTTAAAGAATTGTATGCATTCATAAAATCTCCTTGGTTTTGTATAGCTCCAGACACTGGTGATCCTATTTTAATAGGTGTTGTTGGCATAGGAGGAGGAAGCATAGGAGGAGGAGAAGGCTTAAAACCATATCTACCACCACTTGATTTCTGTATCTGTTGCTGCAATGTAGCCACTCTATTAGCATAATCTGCTAATTTATTTAATCCATATTTATCACTTGGATTAGCTTTAGCATATTGTGCTACTTCCCTATAATCTGTAGTTAGGTTTGAAAGTTGTTCTTGTAGTGTTGGGTTATACATACCACCTGGCCCTCTACCCCTTATAGAATCCCTACCTTTAAGTGTACCCGGCCTTCTGGGTGATTCCAGAAACTCCTGTGGTACATCAGGAAAATCTCCACCACTACTCTTAGGTGCTTGTCTAGCTCTAGAAGGTGTGCTAGGTTTCTTAGCCTTACTCACAGGTGTAACCCTTCTTCTAGGTGCTTTCTTAGCAGCAGGTTTCTTAGTCCTACTCTTAGGAATAACTCTTCTTCTTTTGGGTGTAGCCATGATTATTTCTTTTTCTTTTTGTAATTGACCTTAGTACCTTTTTTCTTGGCTGCAGATTTTGCCATAGCCATTCCTTTAGCTGTATATGGGTAATGTTTTTTTCCTACTTTTGGCATGATATTATTTTACTTGTGATGATCCAAAGTAGAATCCTACTATGGCTAATAGTGTTTGTCTTATCTCAGGTAAGATTACAAAACCACTTAAGGTCTTCCAATTTACCCAGTTAATTATACCAAACAAACTTTTTTCAGTCCCTACAGTTATTCCCTCAGGACTATGTGCTAGTATAAAAGGTGCTATAACTACAGCAAACAGACATACCCCTACAATAGCTCTCCTTGTCCACACACCACCATTTCTTGCTGCTGCCCTATCATGACTATCATCTGCCACTTGCTGCCTCTTCAAGAGCATCTTAGTGGTTTGTGTCTGTGCATCTACTAAAGATGATATAAGTTTAAAGATAAATCCTGCAGATCCACCCATTGTTAAAGCTGTTAATTCTTCTGTCATTTCTTTTTCTTTTTAGGAAATCCAGCTTTCATATTTGCATATGCCTTAGGTGTAATAGTAGATTTCTTTTTAGATCTACTAGTTCCTGCTTTTTTTCTTTTGTTTATGTTTTTATATAGACTCATTATCCACATCTCCACTTTCTAAGAGCTAAAGCTTTTCTTGTAGGTTTACCCTTATTGTCTTTCATAGGGCCAGAAACACCTTTCATTCTAGCACAAAAAGATTTCTTCCTTTTAGCTTGTTTACCCTTTGGGTTCTTTTCTGTTACAGGAGGCTTAAGGTTTGCCCCTGTCTTTCTTTTAAAATGTGCTCTACCTTTTGCAGTAAGACCACCTGTTTTACTTTTGTGTTCCTTTCTCATTTCTTCAATAAATTAATTACTGATAAAGTAGCATGTATTATTGTAGCTACAGATGCTATAGATGCTAGGATAAGACTAATATCCATTAGCCCCCATGATGCTATAACACCAAAGAATGATACTGTGAGTTTATTTACTAGGTCTTCCATCATGAGTATAATACAAAAGGGTTATAAAAAAGTCCTGCACCACTTGGTGTAGGTGCAGATACTGGTGTTAAATAATCTTGGTTTTCTCCAAAGAACATTTCAAATGTAAGTCTTCTATTTGTTCCTGCTTGAAGAGTAACTGTTTTCTCTATC